GTATAGAAATTCTTGTTGTATAGATCACCGTCTGTGTGGTCATACTTGTGGAAGAAAGTATTAGAAGTCCACAGATACTTAGAAATAGAGTGAACAACATCACTAGATGTGACTCTCTTAGCAAAGATCATATCATTATAGACGTCTAAGTTAATTGACTTTAGACTATTATCAGGAGTCGTCAGGTTGGCATCACTACCTGGATATGGAGTGTGTTTGCCGGCAAAGATAAAGAAGTCATTATTAGCAAAAGAATCGACAAAGCTAGTCGCACTTTCAACATTAAAATTGGTTGTTACGAGTTTCTGTGTAACTGACATTTATTCCTCAATCGTCTTTGTTAGATAATGACCGGCTGTGTTTGCGCCACTATCTGTTGTATTAGCTGTTATATTTATAGCGGTTCCATTGAGCGTTACTGATAATTTAACAGTAGTTGCATTTGTCCCTACAATATAATACGGCGTATTGTTAGAAAGACCCTGTACGATAGTGTTACCAGTTTCTGTTGTGTATCTTACTAGATCGCCATTAGCAAACGGATTGGTTGTACCAGTGCTGATTGTTTCATTGACAGAACTGACACCAGTATCAGATCTAAACTGAATCTCTTGCCCTGTCGCAATTGCTGTTAATGTAACTGGAAGAGATGCTTCCTCTACAATCAATGCAGAACCAAAGAACTTAGTACCAGCAGTATGCATAACCTTCTTGAACATGTCAGCATAACGATCTACCGAGATCTTAGATAGAATTTCATATGAATATTCTTGATAGTAATCACCATCATGAATGTACATATCTTCTGAGATGAAACCCTTTGAACTTCTATAGTATCCTTTACCGATACCGTGTCCGTCAACAACAACTTTAATTGTACCAGATCTTGCACCATCTTCTGATGTGTATTGAATAACATCACCATTCGAATATCCAATACCAGAGTCCACAACCTGGAATGATGTAACCTGACCATTGGCAGTAATAACGTTTGCTTCAATAACAGCATTCAAACCAATCGGATATAATAGACTTGTGTCTTCGACCACTGCTGTTACATTAGCAGACAATCCTGAAAGATCACCTCTTAGAAGAGTATTTGCTGCAAATGTATTTTCGAATGTAAGTCTCTTTACCGATACAGATGTAGTGTTTGCAGACTTGACAATTCCCTTGGCCGTGGATGTAATCTGATAGAGAGCAAAACTCTCAATATTTGCACTAACATAAGGATTTGTATATGAATTCAGAATGTTGGCTGTAAGTGTTCCAGTATTGCCGGATATTCTTACATATCCATTAGCTCCCACGGTGTAGACTGACTGGACGGTAACATTCACTATTGGCGAACTGTTGACATACAGCTTATCACCAGGAAGGAATCCAGGAACCGTAGAGAAGTTATGTGTTTCGGTAGTTACAGCTGCGGCATTGATTGCTTTAGCTGACCCGCCAAGTGTATCCGAAAGTTTGAAACCTACAGTATTAGCACTAACGATGTAATATGCAGTGTTATTTGCCAGTCCATCAATTACAGTATTTGATGTTGGTACTCTATAAAGTACTCTCTGTGTATTAGCAAATTCGTTTGCATACTTGACAAGATTGTGACCATTGTAAGCAGCATTATAGTATCTTAGGAAGTGACCAGAGTCCCCTGGATTCAGTGCAGTGATATCAACATTGCCACCTCCTGATGTCAATGAAAGAGTGAGACCACTACTATTTGCATAACGCACATAGTATAGTGAATTGTTTGATAGCCCTGTAACAACAGTGCTGCCTGTTGATGTAATGTATCTTACCTGATCGCCGTTGGCAAGATACGTACTGGCACTTGCAACACTGATAAATTCAGTCGTTCCGTTTACAGAGGTGTTGGAGTTGAATGATACTACATTAGAAGATTGAGTAATATTTACATTAGAACCAGTGGGTGTTGCTTTTAATGTAATGCCAGTTGAATTGGAAAGTGCTACATAATAAAATGCACTGTTTGATAATCCAGAAAGAGCAGTGTTACCAGTATTAGTATAGTAACGAACATATGTATTTGATGGATAATAAAACTCGGCATTTGCAAGTGCGATGAAGTCTGTGTTAGAGTTGACATCGTCTGATGTATTAAATGTTACCGAGTTTGATGTGTACAGGATAAAATCATTGCTACTCTGGATTTCATTCTTGGTATCAATCGATACATTCTTTTCATTGTACGTGTTACCATATGCACCGTTATCAACCTTAAGATCGTAGTATACCAAATTGGCAAGTGTCTGATTGACCTTCTCGCCTATGGCGAAGACCCCCGTAGCATCCTTGATACTGATGATAAAGTCTTTGCGGCCGAATGCCGATATATATGGTTGGTATGCAAGAACATATGGATCTACATTGTAACCTGAACCAGGATCGACACCAGAAAGTGATCCAATAGAACCGATAGTAAACTGATCAAACGTCAGACATGAGTAGATTGTATTCTTGACATCACCCTGTGGGTTTTTAGGGAAGCCGAATGCCGCTGCAGAAATAGCCAGAGGCATATATGCCTGGTTTGCTTGTGAAATTGTAGCATAAACAGTTGTTGCATTAATTGCAGTATTTGTAGATGTACCATACTTAAAGATATTGCTATTGGCATATACCGTAGTACTTACCGTGCCACCACTGATACTGAAGAGATTATGATTATCCTTAGTACTAATAACACCAGCCGTAACTTCGAATACAGTTCCATGTGCCAACTTATAGAAATAGTGTCCGGTTTCAGTTACCTTATTATTAGCAAATGCTGAATAGTTAAAAGTGTTGATCTGATCTTGTGTATTATATGGATATGATAGAATTAGACCAGAGGCGTTTGCAAACGAAACATAGTAGTATCCATCGGTGACTAGCCCATTTAATGCTGTATTCCCAGTATCAACTTCATATCTGATTATTTCGCCGGCTATGAATTTAGAGTTTGCAGTCGGGATTGTAAAGAATCCAGATATTGCATTTACTGAGGTGTTAGAGTTGAATGCAATTTTATTGACAGTCTGATATGCTCTATCGCCTGAAGCAAATCCAGTACTTGATGCAACCGTAAGAGTTACACGATCATAATCAGTTGTCTTAGATCCATTGGCAGCAAGAAGATCAGTACCAATGAATATGGTTTCAGTATCACCAAGTGTTCCTACATTAAACTGCGCACCTGAACCGAAACTAGTAGATACAAGAGTAGCAATTGAATTCGTTGTCTGTGTAAAAATTCTTGCATAAGGTGATGCAGTATAGTCGCCGCCAGTGACGTTAGATGAGTATGTTACAATAGTAGCAACCGATGTATTAGCATCGGTATATAGCTTTTCTGTCTCGGTAAAGTAACCACTAATAGGAGCAAATGTAAGATTGCCTGTTGCACTACCTGAATCATGTGATACGGTCAACAATAGACCTTCTGCAACCTTTTGACCAACAGAGTTGTATCTATAGATTCTTTTGCTGTCAGTTATCAGGTTATTGTTAGCAGCAGAGTATTTGATTGTATTAATATTCTTTTGAATATTATAAACACCGGCTGTTAGATTGACATTTGTAACATTCGCTGAGATACTAGAGTTACTAGATACTTCAAGACGCTGACCAACTACAAATGATCCATGTGCATCTTCAATAGTAATCGTGTTTCCACTATCGGCAAGTATTACATCTTGGATCTTTCCATAACCAACTACTGCTGAAGTGTTCTTATAAAATATGTCTTGCCCTACTTCAAGTGTACCAACTTGATCGGCAATTGAAACTGTATACATCTGCGGTATACCCATGATTGTACCATAGATCGCAGCATCTTGAACGGTATTAGCATAGAACGATACAGCATTTGATGTTGTATAGTATGTCGCAGTGTTGGTGAATACACCGTTGACATGTGAAATAACAATGGTGCCATTTGCACCGGTCTGTGTCAGGCTAATAACCTTGCCTGCGCTGGATACACTACCTGAACCTGAATATCTGAATAAAGTATCACCCACTGCAAGATTGGCTGATGCACTTGTAAATGTAGTACTGATAAGCGGTTCAATTGCTTTATCGAATAGTTTGAAATAATCACGGCCACCATTATTTACTGAGATGCTTTCGAGAGATAGAACCTTTTCAGATACAATCGATTGGGTACCGGTAGTATAACCATAACCGCCATCAATAAAGATAAAGTCAACAATACCAGATGCTTCACTGACAGACTCTACACGAGCAAGTCCGCCCGTACCATTTGTAGTTCCCTCGAATGTAACAATATCACCAACTTTAAAATTGCGGCTACGGTCTTGAATAATAACTCTGTTGACCGAGCCAATAAGCTGTGCTCTCTTTGCTCTATCAAAGGTTGGTGTATTATTGATATTTAGACCAATAACCTCACCGTTTCTGAATGCACCTTGAATCCCACTGATGTATAGTAGATCGATATAACCGGCAGAGGTACGACGACGAATAAATCTTTCGACAAATGCCTTTGCGCCTGATATGGCACCGATAACCTGCTTACCGACATAGTCTATATTATAGCGACTGTGTGTGACTTCTAAATATAAAGGCTTTTCCCAGATGCCATCAGATACGCGAAGAATATTCTCAGCTGGGTAACGAACCTCTGCAGATGTACCATACACCAATTTGAAGAATAGATCGATTGAACGCTCTGTTCCCTTTGAGCGATATAGATCCAACGAGTTCTTGACAAGTAATTTTTTATTCGTTGCAGTATCAAACTGGATATTCTTAAGATACTTTTCTTTGAATTGGACAATGAACTCATCCATTGTAGTATCGATATCTCTATAGTCTGGCAGTCTGCGAGCGTGGTAGATAACGTTATTTGCAGTTTCTAACCACTCGTAGTATGCCTTAGCAAAGGCAATAAACTGTGGTCCCTCTTCCTTATAGAAAGAAGGAAATTGATTCTCTATGAGAGGAGAAATGATCGATTCTATTTTCTTCATTATTCTCTGATCTGCTCAATTGTGATATTGACATCTGGCTCAATGATATTTAGTATAACATTCTGGATAGCTGTAATATCACGTGATCTTGGAACACCATAAACTTTTAACGACGTACCGGTATAATTTTGTACTATGAAGTTAGTCAGTCTAACTATACCTGTATCATAATCAACTGTTCCGATGTCGATAATCTTTTTGTGGTTGGCACCGACCGGTGTAACGATTCTTACTAGACCATCGCCGTTATCCTCGAGTACGCAGTTCTGAATTCCAGAGTACGTGAATGCTGATGATGCAATTCCATGGACGTCGATAATAGGATGTTCATCGCTAAGAAGTGGAATTTCTTGGGTCAACGCGTTCTTGAAATCAATCGTTAGGTTTAATGATGTGTTCAGTTCCGGAGTAAGATACTTTACAAGATTGATATCTGTTTCGTTACTGACAATACTAGAATCTGTACCATCGATCGCCTGCACAAGTTTAGAATATCTAAACGTTTTTGTGAAACTGTTGAGGTATGTTGAAGCGTAGTTCAGAATAGTGTCGATCACATACGTACGAATGTCTTCAGGATTTAATCCTGTTAGATTGATATTGTAACGTACAATGCTTTCAACATTTAGATATGTATAGTCAGGAGTGATAAAGATCGGTTCCATTGCAACAGATGAACGCGAACGCAGGAATCTTTTGTACTCATCTTCCTTGATCTTTGGAAGACCATCAACATCAGTAAGATCTATTGAAACAAAGATACGACCATACTGTGGAGGATTCGCATCCTCGCCGCCATAAGCTGTAACAGCATTAATCTCAGGATAGTTAGCTTTAAGTAGATTCTGATAATCTTCTGCAGTAATTGCACGTTCCTGAGTCGTAAATGCTCTAGGCGCATTGAACTTGATTGAGTTCAGATCCTCTGCAACGGCACCGTCTGCAGCTGCAGTAATAGTATTGATAACTACATTTGGTTCATTATCAATACGACCCGAGTTGATAAATCTGAACGCACCATTAGGAAGTTCACCATTTGATACACGGTACTCGATGATAACGATCGAGTTGTTCTTTGGTTTACGTCCTACTACACCGTCACCGAACACTACTTCATACGTGTCACCAACGCCTGGCTGGAGGAAGAATACCTTCGATGTCTCGTTAGACGAGAACAGAGATGTTGCACGTGAGTACTCTAGAGTAGTCGACCCGTTATCCTCGAGGATAGTAACAGCAACACTTGAGATATCGACGTTCTTATTGTTGATCTTAAAGATGAGTGGGTTATTATAGTTTACAGCATACGTATCACTTAGGTAGTTTCCTTCGTAGATGGTGATACTATCACTTACAAATGCGCCACTTACTTTATTAGTGATTACCATATTTTCGGTTGTGGTGAATGTATAGGTATAATCATCAACACGTGAGATGAATCCCGTACCCTTTGGAATAACGATTGAGTTCTTATTTGGATCTGTAGGAGTGATTGTTAGTTGAATAACAGCCTTAGCAGATGTGAATGATCTAGGAAGATAGTTCAACTCCTTGGCATGAGAGATTACGCTATCACGCAATCTTGCCGAGTCTAGGAACATTTCATTGCTGACCATATTCATATAGAAAGCATTTTGATATGTATTGTACGCAAGAACGTCTAACAATACAGACAGGTTACTGCCATTAAAGTCATAATCCTTAAACTCTTCCTGCTCAGTCAGGTAGGTCTTTAGAGAAGCTTTGTATTCATTGAAATCAAGACTAGTAAGTGATATACTTGAATTTGCCATTTATCTTGCTCTATAAAGTGTTAAATTGAGTAGTATAGGATTTACACTATTTATTACTTCAAAATAGATGTATATGTCATACGCGTGCCGTGATTCGTTTGCTTGAACTATGATATCAATGATTCTTGCCCTTGGTTCATACGTATCAACAGTTTCCTGAATAGACTTCTTAATCTCCATGGAGATTATATCTGACATGTTTTCAAATAGGAGACTTTTGATTCTGCAACCAATCTCCGGTTGGAACATCCTATCATACTTTTCAGTAAGTATTAGATTACGAATAGAACGTTTAACCGATTCTTCATTAGTATACTTAGCCAATCGCTTGTTCTGTGGATGCACATTAAAGTTCGTATAGAAGTCACTATAAAATGGCTTCTTCTCAGAAGCTTTTTCTGTTCTAGTAATCTTATCGATTCTTGTGATATCTACCATCTAAGACTCTTTACTTTTATTTATTCGATGTATCTGACTTCGACACAGGAAGGCAGCGCTGCTTCTATTAAAAAACTCATGTTAAAGATTGGAGGCAAAATCACGTTTAGTACATCACATTCAGTCAATGGATTCTTGCCTGAAAGAAAGTCTGCTACCTGACTGATGATCTTTAGAATCTTGCCAACAATAGGAAACTGTTTTAAAATATATCCAGGTGCCTTGACTAAGATCTCATTAATTTTGATAATGATTCCACCCCTGAAGAATCTTCTTGCCTTCTGGATGAATTCTTTGAATGCATCTTCAATGTCATGGAATACCATGGCCTTCATACGAATATCAGTTGTATTAGGATCGATACCCAATAGATCGCCAACCGTGCCAAGCAATGGGATCTGAATGCCTAGAATCTTATCGATTGCCTCCTGCATTAATTCTTCGCCAAGATCCTCAAGTGCCTTACCAGACAATACGTCCTCCTTGGCCTGTTTGATCTTGGCTTTGTACTCGGCGACTAATATGTCAAATGCCTCTTCAACAGTAATAGTAGGATCGATCGATGCCATGACCAGTGTATAGATTGGCTTTCCGATAATAGGAATACTTTTTATTACATTTGCAATAGCTTCGGCAATACTTCCAATGAAGTCATTGATAAGTTGGCTGAACCAGTTCTTTACTTTGTGCCATGTTTCTTCAACTTCAAGATCTGGTGATTTAATTCCTAGACTTCCATCATACGTAGATTCAATACCGAGGAATTTCTTTACTTCTTCAATATCATTCTTAATCGC